GGACCTCGCCAACATAACCTGCGAAGGAGAAGGAAAACTAGAAATTAAGAATAAGTGTTTTTTCCAAGACGTTAACGCCTCTGCCTTCCAGACAGTGTCTGTATCAGGAAGTCCAGCTGACGCAGCACTTGGAGACCGTCCCTATGTAAAAGGAGCTTATTCTCACATAGCCTCGGCAACCATGATGAATGTTTCGTCAACGAGGCTCGGTCTATCGTTTGCTAACGCAGGTTCTTGGTACGCCAATGGTCGTTTGTTTGCGATGCAAGGACCAGACACGGACAGACAAGCAAATAATATTACTGCGTATGTCGCGTCTGGAGATGCCACCCGTAGCTGGAAAGTATCCACATATGGCGGATTCCAAATACCACACCCCTACGATTGGAGAAATGATTGGGGTGCTGGAGCGGATACAGCAATTGCCGGTACTGCCGCGAGTGCTTGGGGAGATGCGACCCCCTGGTATGGTTCTGCAACAAAAGATTACATGGTGCAGAAGCGAGCCCTTCAATATACTCAAGGACAAAGTACCTTGGTTGGGTATGGCGCGTATTTCAGTTCCATCTCCCTCAAGGATTGTCAAGGTACGATTATTCTCAGAGACGTGCTAGTTGATGCTGGTAATGACCAGAATGATTATGACGGCGCGACAGGACAAGTTCACAGAGGGGAGTATGGTATTGACATAGAAAACTCCGAAGTTATTTTGGATAACGTTACTTCTATGAGAAGTGCGCTTGGTGGATTTAGAGCTACTAATTCTAGAGTTAAGGTAACTGGTCACTGTATGGCTTACCGTAACTATACCAAAACAGGCAAACAACCTAGCGAAAGATTACAAAACGGTGTAGGTTTTTATGCACTAAACACTGATTTGGAATGGGATTCTACGGACTACCTAGACTCAAGAAAATATATTAATTTGTTCACCAAGTCTAAGCGTGGTATGGATTTAAGAAACTGTACTTTACGCGGAGGCATTGCGTGGAACGAAACAACGCTATCTGCCATTCCTAACGCGGGCTCTCAGTTACTAGGACTTCCTTCTCGGTCATTAGGAGGCACTACTCTTGATGGAGCAACGACTCTTGCGACGGCATCCGGCGCAGGAGGAGATACCCTCACTACTACAATCAATATTTCAGATTGTAATGAACATGGTCTATACAGTGAAGGAACGGATATTGATTTTAATGGACGTTTTAATTGTTATCTGAACGTTGGCGATGGTATTCGTTTGAGACGCTCACAAGCGGCACTACCTCAATTTACCTGTAACCACAATTCGGGCTGGGGTATTAGCTTAGAGGGTTCTCAGTTAACCTACGGTGGAGGAAGCGAAAACTTCCCTGTCCGCGCAGACGGCTACTCACAAGTTACCGCAGGAGGTAGAATCTTCAATGGCTCTATTTACACAAATGACTTTGATGCGGGTCCTGCTAACACAACTCCTGAGAGACGTATTAGAAACCGTGCGCAATTCCACGTAGATTCCAACAACCAAAACCTTCTGGTTGATAAATCATCTTCTGTTCAAGTCGCACAAATAAATAACATTCCCTTATACGTAGGACAGTGGGGCGGAAGTGATTGGGTAAATGATAGTTCTAAAGGCTCATCTTATGACTTAGGTAATGATGTTCGTTATCTTCCAGCAACTCACTTCGGAGCAACTCCGTACAGAGCAAATAACAAGCCTGGAATGGTTGTAACTAATAACTCCGACGCTGAACTTGTTGGTGTGAGTTACGCCGTTGATTCTCACGACACAGGTAAAGGTAAAGTCGCAATCGCTTCTAATGGCTCTAACTTAACTTTCAGAGGAACCTCCTCTACCTGTACCACTTTTAATTATTTCCCTGTTACCGACACCGCACAACAATTTAGAAGTTGGATGTCTGCGGGCGTAGTGGCTACCGATAATTCAAACGTGGAACTGACTGGTCCGACTAAGTCGGCTCGATTTGGAGTTCCTTTCTTAGCAGAGAACAACTCCAACTTTAAAGTTAAGCCTCCAACTTTCATAGGAACCGATAATATCCTAGACATCTCTGGGTATCATCTTATTCCTTATGTTGCCGACACCCGCCAACCTAACCATACAAAACTTGAAGTTCATTCAACTAGAGCTTGTCTGGTTGCAAACAAGAGTTCTAATATCGAATTATTTGGTTTGGGAGGAAAAGTTGTTCAGGGTCTCGGAGGCAATATCCTTGATTCAGTAGATGTCTTTGCGACAGGATATGCTGATAGTTTTATTGGAGACCAAAATAGCCAGTGGGATAAATCTACTTCTGGTGGATATGTTAAGTTTTATCCGAACGCGTTCACCAGTGGTGTAATGACTTACTTCTCTGACCGCGTATCCCTATCTCCTACTGCTGCCAACAACGAAACTTTTAACATTACTAACCCCTACATCAAAACACCTGATGCCGCCGCAGATAGTAACTTCCACAGAGATGGTATGACAGGCGGTATGTGTGTTCGAGCAGTTGAGGACAGTAAGGTCGATGTTAATTTAGTTAACTTCCATTTCCAAGGCGCTCCGTCTTCCGTGTCAGGGGTTTACTATAACCTCCTAGGAACTGGTTGTGAGTTATTCAAAGATACAGCACCTGACGTAGGTCCTGGCGGCGGTGGAGGTGGCGATGAGAACCCATGGACAGTGCCAATCGACGGCGGTGCCACGGAAGCCGGTGGAATAGGTCCAATCGATGGCGTCGGGGAAGGTGAAGGCGGTGGAACCGGGTCTGGAGGTAACTCCGATTTTGATGACAATATTATTGTTACAGGAAATAATTACGCTACAACAGATAATAATGCCACCAACCAAGGTACAATGTATACTGTGGCTGGTCGAGGAACCCAAAACTCAACATTTGGCGCGGATACAGATAATGACCAAGCAGGTAGTATGACGGTTATCGGGGATGAGAGAGACCCTCGCGTACGTTACCGCGCCTACATGAGAACTAAAACTGGCACCACTATTAACGCTCCTAACGGAAAACTGATGAGTGAAGTAGAGTGTATGGGAGGTCAAATTCAGATTTGGAATATTGCAGACACTTCACGAATTCACGCTTCTAACATTCTAGCCAATGGAATGGACCCAATGACGTGGTCTCTCTCCGCCGTTCCGGGTGGCGCAAGTAACTGCCACGGTCCTATGGGTAAATGGCGCAACGGCGTTGCATTAGATTACTATGGTTTAGGAGGTAGAAGAACTACTTACGGTGGTTGTGGCGCGGTTTTCGCAAACACTGGTGTGTTCCGTTTAATGATGTCTACTCGTGGTGACCTAAAGTCGTTCTACGATGTTAGTACCTTGAGTGGAACCTCTACAGGCGCTCAAGGATGGCGAGACACCGCACTATCTGGAGGTTCCCCGGTAGACCAAGTTAACGGTCAGGGGTATCCCCACTGGACACAGAATGTTCGCGTTCTTGGTGCCGCCGACAACATTCGTCGTCTCACTGGAACTGATTCGGACTTCCCAGGAGGAATCTACCAACTATCAAGCTGTTTAAGAGTGTTTGGTTGGGGAATGCCTTCCATGAATCCGTCTGCGGGCGTAGGAACCATGCAACCTAGATTAGGTGGCTTTAGCGCTTATAACGCAGTTTCTGGATTGGATGGAAAAGATTACAGTGGATGGATTTACACGACTGCCGAGCCAGCAACCCCCCTACCTCCTCTGGGAATGGATTCCTTGGGGTATATGAGGAATTGGTTTGATGAAAGCGCAGCTGGTATGTGGCAGAACGTAAAACATATGGCTGAGGATAAAGTTAATGGAGTCTCCATTTATAGGTCCCACATGGGTGGACTCACGGGAGGAGAGGGACGAGATTGTGATGCGGAATTTGATAGCGGCGGCGCCTGTTCTTATGGAGTTGGCGTAAGGTCACTCAACCTCTTTGACTTGGAGAGATTAGTATAATGGCACAAAGAATTAATGAAGATATTAGGTTCTACTTACCAGCAGACCCGTACTACTACCAAGTGGATAACCTTCCTCTAGAGGATTTGTTATCTAACGACGTAAGACTCCAGGCTCAGATTGATGAGATTAATTCAGCCGAGCGAGGAAATACAGTCGGCAGAGCTGGCTTCACTGAACTTCAACCGTTTATTGACGCAGCTTTACCTGGCACTGTCAGCGTTCGACCAGGTAGTTTTATTGGTCGTGTCCAACGTACTAACTCTGCGAACCTTATAGGAAATATTGGTTCCCGTTATAGAATATACGACGGTCTTGTAGAAATGAATGAGCCTCCCACCACTTTTGGGAGTTTTGCGTCTGAAGGCAACCCAACAGGCACTTATAATGTGCATAACCCACCTAATGTTCCAGTACAAGTGGGGGAGGGTGTAGGGCGTAACGCCGTTATAATTTTTAAAGGTGGGAATATTAGTATTGATTCGTTTAACTTTGAAGACTTCCAATCCCTCGGCAATGCAGGGGATAGAACCGCACCGTTAGGACGCCTTGACCTTATTGGAATTACAACCATGAACGGTGCGATGGACGACCCCTACCTTCCAGGAAACCCACGTGCTGACGGTGTGTTGACGGGGGATGGTTACGCCAAACTCGCTGTTGTTAAAGGTGCAGGTATTGTAGACGCAGATAATGGCAGACGGGTAGTAACTATTGGAGAAAAATTTATTACCGTAGGTTCCCCCCAAGAAAACATCAACGATTACGGTAGAGATATTAATGGAGATGTCGTCCCAAACCCTGAGTTTGGAACCGTCCCCGCTCCCGATGATGTGGTGAATGTAAACTTCGCCAGAAACCTGTTGGCTAATGGGGAGATTGTTCAAAGCCTTAATGATTTGGGTTACTCCAATAAAAATGGAAACTTCTTCCTGCCCGTAGCATATGTCTTTGTTCCTCAAAGCCATGTAGAGGGAAACCCAATCCCAGAACAATATTTAAAGGATATTAGACCGTTCTTCAGAACCGCTGAACTCACTTACCCGGAAAGACAGGCGATAATAGGAGCGCTCAAACCTAGCCTCCGAAATCCTTTCGTTACTGAATACCACGCCAAAGAACTGGTTGATAACGCAATCGAAAACCAGCCGCCGCCGCCCCCGCCACCTGACCCCGGTCATAGATGGGAGTTCAGGTCAACATACGCAGTCGTCAGCAACGAAAACTCATCTAATACCGCAAAGTTTGGACGAAACGGTACTCCAGTGTATCTTACCATTCCCGGTACTGTTTTTAACGGGAAAATCCCGGTCGCCGTGCAGTTTAGGGCGAGGATGACTCAGTTGGGGAATAGTGACGCCCGGGCAGTTGGTCTACGAATGCATGGCTCTTCTGGGGCAAGGGAGGTGGCTCGCGCTGGCGTAGACATCGACGGTGGACGCCCCCTCAGCACAGACGGATGTATTAACACATTCCTTTACCCACCGAATTTACTTACTGACGGAAGAGTCCAGATTGGTTTAGAAGTGACAGGCACCCCTTCTTCAGTAATTAAAATTAGTCTTTACGTAGACGGTTTTATTTATTAATAAGATTCTCCTAAGTATTCTTCTGTTTCTAACAGTACCTATATAATAACACTATGTGGAAAACCATTTTAAGTAATATCAACGCACTCATCCTAGAAAACTGGAAACCTTTATTCATGTTTGGTCTAGGAGTTCTGGCTGGAGTATTTGTATTTTGATAAAATTTGCCGCTTTCGTCCTTCTAGGATTCTGTATAGGATGTTCTATCCTAGCTCCAATTGCAGGAGGCGCGGTCGGCGCGGCTGGAGGAGCCGCTATAGCAGGTCCAGGTGGTGCCGCAGGTGGTGCCGCTATTGGAGTCGCAACGGCACAGGCTGTTTTTCCTGACGAACAAGTAAGTGATGCAGTAGCTTTAGAGGCTGCAAAACAAGGTAACGCTCCTCCCGGCTCAGAAGCAGAGCTTGTAGAAAAAATTACTGACCTACTTTCAGAGCTAGGTTGGTGGTATTTAATCTTATTTGTTCTCGTTCCTTTCATGTCCAAACGCGGGCGTAAGTGGATGAAACAAAAAGTATTGCCTAAAAAACAATAGATTTTTATTAAACTCCTCTAGATATAACTAGAGGAAGTCCCTCTTTAAATATTATGAAGTATCTCGTAAATGAAAATAACACTTGTGGTCAAGCCAGTCTGACTGATGACCTGCGCAACATGGTCTTAGAAGGCATGGGCTACACTGTTAAGAAGGAAGAAGTTTCTGAGCAGATTAACGAGTCCGTCGCTCCACAAGCCGAAGTTGAAGAAAATTATGACATGCCTACTCTATACGAATGGGATGGCTCTGTCTTTGCTCTTGACGATGAAGTTTTTGAAATCGAAGGTGATTTATTTTTGAAGGCTATTGAGCTTGATTCCGAAACTCGCATGAGCTTAGATGAAAGCCATGCCGACCTTTTCATCAACGAAGTTAAGTTTGAAGAAACTGATTTCTCTCTTGGCGACATCTACGATTACGGCGATGAAATCTTTATCAAGCTTGACGAAGCTTATGCAATGAAAGAAGGCGATAAGAAAGGTGACAAGTCTGAGGACAAGCCTAAAGACAAGCCTAAAGACGAAGACGATGAAGAAAAAGTAGTTAAGGAGGAAGAAAACAAGCCGCCCATGTCTGCTGCTCAAAAGCTAGCAAATTTTAAGCAAAACAAAGCTGGCGCAGGTGATACTCCAAGTGCACAAGCAAAAGCACGTGCACGTACTTCTGAACTAGAAGCTAAACAAAAGGCACAGAACTCCGACACTCCAGCTGACAAAGCTCAAGCGGAAAGAGATGCGAAAAAAGCCGCTGGAATGTAATGAGTAAATCATACGCACAGATGGCTGATGAGATTCTTAATGGAGCCTTAACGGACTCCACTAAGAATCCTTATGACCCCACACAGGGACATCAGGCATCCATGCCAGCTATGAACCCCAACGATACATTGCTGGAGATGACTGACTCCCAGCGAAATCAACTAATGGGTCTTGCAGACGAAACCCCTAAAAATGAACCTCTTACTGAAACTCAAACTAGTTCTCCCGCTCCTACGCAAACTCTTCAACTTACTGAAGCGGAGCTTAAAACTCTTTCAGAAGCCAAAAGAATAATCGAAAAGATTCAAGAGATGACGAGCGTAGGAAGCATCGGAGTGAATATGGCTGGTGGAGCTAAAGGCGACGCTAAGAAAGTTAAGTTGCCTGGACAAGATTACAAAGAACCTGCCCCTAAAAAACGCACTAAGAAAAAAGTGAAACCCGGAGCCACTACTAGCGACTTCCTATCCTACCTAAAAGCCTAATGTTACTCAGAGACTTCAACGATTTTCAACCCCTTCAAATTCTAAGCGAAGCAAAGGGAAACAAGACCATGAGAGTTCGTGGTATCTTCAGCGAAGCTGAAAAGAAAAACGGCAATGGTAGGATTTACGCAAAGACTCTGTTAGAGAGAGAAGTACAGAAACTACAACCCCTGTTGAATGAGCGCCGTCTATGCGGTGAACTAGACCACCCTAATGATGAGGTTGTACATCTTTCGAATGTCTCTCATGTCATTACGGATTTAAAAATGGAAGGTAATACCTTGATTGGGGAAGCTGAATTCCTCGATACCCCTTCCGGAAGAATCCTACAAGAACTAGCTAAAGCTGGTGTACGTATTGGTATTTCTTCCCGCGCTACTGGTAGCGTTGAGCATGATATGAAGGAGGATGCTTACATGGTTCAAGATAATCTACGCATGATTACTTGGGACATGGTAGCTGACCCATCTTGCCAAAACGCATTTCCATCACTAGTCGAGCATAAGCAGTTAATGGAGAACAGAGATGTATCCATGGATTATCAAGAAAAACTAAAAGAAGAAAGAGCTTATTTAACCGCTTTACGTAGACTTTTGAATGAAAATTAACGATTTTTTTTCGTAAACCCAGTAGATATAAACAGTAGGAGAATTTCTATGAACGATAAACTAACAAAAATTGCCAAACTACTCCCCGATAGCTTGTCCGAAGCTGGTCTTCAAGAGGTCTTGAAGATGGTTAACGAGGCTGTCGAAGAAAGAGTTGCTGCGGAAGTTAAGCTGATGGAAACCAAAGTAAGCGGTTTCCTTCGTACTAAAATAGCTGACCTAAAGGAAGTAGCCAAAAAAGAGGTTGAGTCTGATGATGAAATTCTTCGCGGCTACAGAATCTTTGAAAGCATTCGCGCTATGGTCGCTGCTGAAGTAGAGACTTCCGATGTCGATTCTAAAATCGCCCAACAAGCCCAAGAGCTTGAGGAACTACAAGAGAGTCTAGCCGCTGTAAACCAACAACTAGCTAATTCTCTTCACGAAAACTCTCTGCTTTCTGACAAAGTAGAGAGTTTGAATGAAGCAAACGAACAGTTAACTGAAAGTGCTAAATTACCATTTAAATCTTCTGAAGCTGCCGTTGTAATCACTAACGAAACCGATTCGAGCCGTCCTTCCCCGGAAGCGGCTAATAACATCTTCCTCACCGAAGACGTAATCAACCTGTCAAGGCAGGAAGCCCTAAAAGGCTAAAACAAAAAAATTATGTTAAATTCAAATCTTTCTGAATCTTTATGTGAGAAGTGGGAGCCAATCCTGGAAGGAATCACCGATGACTCTACTCGTCAGATGACTGCCGTTCTTCTGGAGAACCAGGCCAAGAGTATTCTTACTGAGAACGCTCGTGAGCACGGTACTCTTGAAGAGGCAACAACTGTCGGTAACCTTGGTACTTTCCAAAAGTTCGCATTTCCTCTCGTTCGCCGGGTCTTCCCGGAACTAATCGCTAACAAAATCTGCGGCGTTCAGCCTATGCAGGGTCCTGTTTCTCAGATTTTCTATCTGGGTTACAACCGTGCTGGTCGTGATTCTGGTGGTACCGCTGTCTCTGATGTAGTCTACTCCAAGTACCGTATGGTATACGGTGGTCGCATCGCCCGGACTCAAAGCAATGTTGGTAGTCTAGATTCCGCAGCTGCCGCAGCTGGTTCTGGCGGGTTCGCTCTGTCAGGTCTTTCTGGTCTTGACGCTAATGGAAAAGCTCGCACTGACAGCTTGGCTATTTCCGAGAGCAACGCTAACATGTCAGCAATGACTGTTGGTGCCCGGATTGCAAACTTCCCGAACTCGGGTATCGCTGGTCCGCAGTTCTTCGTATCTGCTGGTGAGCGTCTTGCTGGTTCTAGCATTCCTGAAGTTAACTTCACTATCGAGCAACAGTCTGTAACTGCACGTACTCGTAAGTTCCGCGCCCTTTGGACGCTGGAAGCTTCACAAGACCTTCGTGCATACCACAACCTTGACCTTGAGCGTGAACTAACTGAGCTTCTTTCTAAGGAAGTTGCTTTGGAAATCGACCGCGAAATTGTTGAGTCCATCCGTACCCTAGCTTATGGTATCGTTCCAGGCTTAAACAACGCTGAATGGGATGCGTACACTAATGGTGGCAACTCTAACAACTTCGGCAACACTGGTTTACCAATGGGTGGCGGTCCTAACGGTGGCAACACTGGCGCACAAGGCAGCTTTACTTACGACCAACCGTTTGGCACTAACGCCAACGGCGGTTTTACCCCTAACGAGTATGGTATGGGTAGTAACAAAGGTGATGGCGATGCTATGCCAACTGAACCTTCAAGAGGCTCAAACGTATTCTTCGTTGACTTCGGTACTACCGCACTTGGACTTGCTCCTCGTCACGTAGGTGAGGTTTACAGTAACTTGATTGCTGTTGTCAACTTCGCATCACAAGACATCTACAGAACTACTTTACGTTCTGCCGCAAACTACATCATCTGCTCGCCATTCGTGGCTGCGATGCTCCAGTCTGCTGCTAAACTAGAAGGTGGTATCGATAGTAGTGAAGCTGGTCAACTAGGTGCCTCGATTACCTACAAGGGTAAGTGGATGGGTCAGTACGACGTTTACGTTGACCCGCTCTACCCTGAAGATGAGATTCTTGTAGGCTACAAGGGTGCTTCTCCGATGGATGCTGGCTTTGTGTACGCTCCGTACATTCCGCTGCAAATGCTTCCAACTATCACGGACCCGCAAACCTTCCAGCCAAGAAAGGGCTTAATTACTCGCTATGCGACTGCTCAAATTAACCCTGCTTCAAGGTTCTACCGCATTATCCGTATTGTTGGTGCTGACAGCCGTTACCTCACGACTCCGTTCATGAAGGCTTCGTCACTAGGTACGACTACCTACGTCAACTACTAAGACTTCTTAGTATAGTAATAAAAGAAGCCCAGCTATTTTGGCTGGGCTTCTTCCATATATAATAGTAGCATGTCTAGTGGACCAGTAAAACCTAATTTCCAATGGGGACCCTTTTTAGTAGACCGGTACGGTGCGGGGTCTAACGTCTCCAATATTACGGCTCCTTCTGGGGATATTCCCTACGACTCATTAAATCGTAGGTACTTTTCGGAGGACGTAGAGTTTAATAGGTTTTATTTGATTATTAAAGACTGGGTTAAATCACGTTTGGGTTATCCAGTTGTGCGAGTTGAGCTTGACGACTTTCAAATCTTAACGGCTATTGACGAAGCGATAAGTAAGTTGGACTACCACGCGCCGGATTGGTGTACACAACTATGTGCTTTTAACACTGTGGCTGGTGCGAATATGTACGAAATGCCATCGTTTATCGTAAACAACTTTAGATATGCTGCTTATAAGAAATCCCTACTGAGCGTACCTCTAGCTGGACAGTCCCTTGAAATGGACTTCTTCATTAAGTATTTCCAGGATAACTTCCTGTTCCAGGATTTTGCGATTAGCGATTTCCTCCTAATGAAGATGCACCTCAAATCTATTAGAAAGATTCTGGGGCGAGAAGGGTCTTTCCAAATCCTAAACAATAAATACCTTACGGTATTCCCAACACCTGTAGCCGATGACTCCGAAACCGTAGTAATTGAATATAAATGTCTTAACACGGAGACCTTGCATCACTACTTTATTAGTTGGCTTCAAAGGTACACCCTAGCTATCGCCAAAGGTATTCTAGGTGAGATTAGAGGTAAATATGCTACTCTCCCATCTCCGCAAGGAGGCGCACAACTCAACGGTCCTGCACTCATCGCAGAATCTCAAAGGGAGATGGAAATGCTTGAAAATCAATTACTACAAGAGATTGAAGAGCCAGCCGTATTCACTACTTACTAATGGTTGAAGTATCTGGACCTCCGTATGATAGGTATCCTCCTATGGTGGATGGTACCAGGGAAACGTTTTATAATGGTAAGCGCATCTCTAATGTTTTTGATATTAAGCGTCAAATATTTGAAAGAGAAAATAAAAACTTTAGAAGTTTAGAGTTTTATAGAAAGACCTCAAGAGAACTTTTAAATATTTTTTCTGACGCACAAATCATCGGAAGTGATAACGAGATACAGCCGGTTACGGTTTCATATGCTAACTATGAAAGAGCTATTGCGATGCTTTTCAAGACTCGTAATCTAACGCTACCTCAAATGACGTTAGCTATCTCCGACACCGTAGAAGATTTTGAAAGAAGAAAACCTAATACGGATATCGAGTTCTGGACGATTCGCGACAAAAAAAGCATGAGGTACACGCGTGTAGCAGCGATGTGCCCTAAAGCTGTTAAAGTATCTTACCAGTTAAATTTATGGGCAAGGTACGTAGAGGACATGAACCAACTTATTGAGTATGTGATGAATAAGTTCCGACCCCAACTAAGAGTAGGGACCGATTTCCTCACCAACGCACCAGCATTCATTACCGCTATATCAGACAACTCTACTCTGACCGTACCTGATAGAGAAGACCGAATCATCAAGAAAACTGTCACATTTGAAGTAGAGACATGGATGCCTACCAGAAAGTACATGATTCAAAGCAACGGAGCCATTAGAGAGATGCGCTATGACGTAGAGTTGAAAACCGATATCGCGTTCTCTGGTACCGGCACCCCCTCGACCTCTATTCTCTCTACCTCTGGGTCAGAAACTATAGTTGTACCACCTCTTCCTTCTAGTTAATTTCTAAAAATACGACTTTTTTTACCGCTCGATTAGCTAAATACTAAAGAGGAAGAAGTTTATGAAGAATCGTACAATTGTAAACATCGCAGGACAGGATTTAGAAATTGTTCTAAAGTCCGGTCGCTTGTTTGAGCATATATGCTTATCTGCCGGACAGAAGATTTCTGTTCCAGAAAAATCAATTACAGACCTTTGTCTGGAACTTCAAAAAAGACATCTTCTCAACATAATTTAAGGTAAAATATGGCTAACTTCGTTTCCCCCGGTGTTTATACGATTGAAAAGGACGTATCTGATTACGCTCCTTCTGTCAATCCGTCTATCGTTGGTTTGGTAGGATTTGCTTCTCGCGGTCCTGTTGACACCCCAACACTCCTAACCAACCCTGCCCAAGTGATTCGGGAGTTTGGTACTCCTGACCTAGTGAATGGCGGTCAAGGTATTTATGCGGCTTTGGAGATTCTGCAAAAGACTAACCAAGTTTATTATGTTAGAGCCGCGACTTCTGAAGCTAAAGATGCTCGATACACTATTCCTTTGGTGACCCACCCAAACATTGCTGTAAACATGGGTGCTTTTACTGGACTGGCAAATGGTACTGTAGCTTATAGGTTTGATGTAAATGCTTGGGATAAGAACGGCGCATCCGTTGGGGAGACCGCTACCTTCTACGCTTATCGCGACCGCCCGTATGCTTCTGCGTTATCTGTAATGCCAGCGCCGCTAGATGCGACTGGAATGACCACCGACCTGTGGCAGCAAGCTATACAGGCTGGTCTTGGAGATGCAGTCAACCCAACTACTGGACCGGTTTCCTTCATTCCTAGTGGTTACGGCGCTACAAGTGGTATGCTTGTAGCAAGAGAACCGGGCGCAACTGGGTCCACCGCTTCACGACTTACAGTCAACACGTTTATCTCCTCTTCTCTCAGTGTTGGGGGAGGCGCTCGTGGTCAATTTGATTTTACCGGAACTTGGTTGTCAGGTCAACCATTCGATGTTAATGA